AAAAAAAAGGCATATAAAGCTGTACGCAAAAGCATTGCAGTCGACGTCGAGACATTTGACATGTTGCAGGAGATTTGCAATATCGAGCGTCGCAATAAAATTCAACAGCTACAAATATTGATCAAGAAAGAACACAGCCGCAAAGTAAAGAGTGATGCTGCATGAGCATGTTTAAAAAGAAAGCCTTGCCTCAGTCATATCAGCCTGTGCTTCAAGCTCAGGAAATTATTGATGTGTTCTCTAGACTAACCCTGCATCATCAGGCCGCGTTGCTCAGGTTGATTAGCCGCAACATGGTGATCCAAGTTGGCGGAAGAAACAACATGGGTTATGAGTTTAAGTATGAAGTGGACGGTGCAGTAATTGTTGTGTCACCTGAATCTGATTGGGTTGAAGAAGAACAACCCCAAGCCGAGTTGCCGTTAAACCAGCCCTAGTATTCCGCCGCTACCTGCCTGTCGTCTCATGGCCAGCTCACGATCTTGTGGGTCTGGCAGAATCGTAGGTGACATGGCGGGATTTATTTTTGGCCGTGGGGCAATCGGTGGCGCCGCAGTCAAACTATTCATCACGTTGAAAGGAGGAGGTTGCATCTCTGCTGGTACAGGTTCACCTTTGGTTTGTATCTCTTCTTGAAGCTCTTGCATTTCTCGTTGCATGTTTTCTCTCGCTCCTTCCCGAAGCTCAGCAGATCGCTCACCTCGAAAACCAAGATCGTCCTCTCCTTCACCCTCGTACAATTCTCTAACTGTTGCGTCAGTGCCTCTTGCAACTGATTGTGTGGTAAAAAATATAGATGGATTGACTGATTGAATAAACTTGGTGAGGTCCGCAGCAAGACTTGGATCAATCAAAGCGTTAATCAAAAGGTCTTCATACCTTTCTCTCTGCAAGCCTATTACCTTGTCAGTGACGTCATCAAACCCTCTCAATAAAAATCTTTGAGGGAGCTGGACCAAAGACATCGCTGCTTCTCCAACTTTTAAACCCAAACCTTTTGCTTCGTTCTCCATCATCCGAGACATGCTCTGCAAAGTTTGTGTTGGAGATTGGGATTGCGTTGCGATGTAAGAAGTTGCTTGCATGATTTCAACCAGATCAACAAAGTTATTCAACTCTTCTGGGTCAAGCATTTCTTTGTAAACCGTAGCTCTTCTGCCTCTGGCTGCACGACCAATCGTGCTGATTTCAGATGTAGCAGCAGAAACTATTTCATCAGGTGTACCTGCTGTTGCAATATCAAGTTGTTTTGCTGCTGCCTCATCAACTTGTTTGCCAGCAAAAGGGAATGCTTTTCTTACATTGCCTCTAAGGCCCAGCCTGTTTAAAAACTTGTTAGCGCCGCCTAAAGGATTAATTGTTGTTGTCAGGGCGTCATCAAACTGTGTGCGTAACCAAGTGCCTTTTAGATTCTGCCAAACCTGCGGGTCTTCAGTCTGAATAAGGCGACGAAGATCTCGAACCTCTTTCGGTTTGATGGACCCATTAAAAAGTTTTTGAGTCAAGCTGGCAGCTTTTGTTCCACCAAGCTCAACAGCTCTTGCAAGAGAGTTGATTACGCTTCTTTCTAAAACCTGAAGATGTCCTTTAGTAGGATCATAAATAGAGGTCGCTCTTGCATACTCTGGGTTAGCTGCTTTCAATCGTTCCGAAACTTGACCTCTGATGTTAGACACCTTGGCCTTAACGAAGCGTTGATTATCTTTGGTTAGTCTTTCAATAAGCGGCCTGAAATCACGACTAAGCATATTGTGCAATGATTCGGTGTCGGTCTTTAGGTTTTGTCCCATCAAGTCGATAAGCGCAGCTTCTTCATCAACCGCAGGATCGTCCTTCATAGCTTTTAAAACATCTGGGTCAACTGATCCCATTTTTCTTTGATCGACCAACATGTCTCTTAGCTCAGTCAACGCCTTGTGATAGTCGGTTCCTTTTCGGATGTTAGGGTCTGCAAGCTCACCGACGACATCATCAAACAAATCCCTAGTGTCGACGTTGATGTCTAACTCGTAGGCGTTTTGATAGACAGGCTCAGCTCTCAGCTTTCTTTTGTCGGCAATTTTTTTAAGAACAGACTCTGAAGCTAAAGCCATATCATAATCCGCATCTAATGCCGGTTTACCGCTTAACTTGTCTTGCTTTCTTGCAAACTTGCCGGAAAGTATTTCGTTAAAAAAATCTTCTGCCGACTCTTCAACCTGTAGTGCGCGACTGTTGTAAAAATCAAATAGCTTTTGAGAGGTGGGCTGCATTTGAAGATATTTCTGTATCATGGCTCCATCGCTCGCCATAAGTTTAGCCTCTGGTCGAGTGATCACGATGCCTCTATCAGAAGCTAAATTTATTAACCGCTCAGTATCTTCGCCGCCTTCTTTTATAATTTCCATCAAGGTTTGACGGCCCTCGACTCCGGGGAATTTTGTGACAGTGCCTCTGAATAATTTTGGAAAAGACTCCGCTGGCAAACCAAAAGGCAACAGCGCGAAAGCAGAGTTTAAAGCAAGGTCGCCAGCTAACTTACCGGTATCCAAAGGTGGTCCGTCTAACGCATTTGACAGGCCAGCTCTTAGCGCATAAAACAATCCTCCGCCCGCAGCTTGACCAGCAGCAGCCAAGGACACGGCTCCCGGCGCTCCACCATAAGCTCCTCCAACCATAAATCCAGCGGTTTCAGGAACCATTTCAAACACGAGTTGTCCGGCAGGAAAAACTCTACCGAAGATATCATCTGTTTCTAAGCCAAAGCCTATGTCAGCATATTCTTTATATTCTTTTGTTGGGTCGTTCGGATCAATGTAAGAAAGGTCTTCGTCTTTATCAATAAAGTACAAATCGCTTGGTTCAATTCCGCGCTCTGATTTTAAATTAGGAAATCTTTTGTTTGCTAAGTATGTTGCTTTTGCTGACTCATCATTAGACAAACCAGCAACAAGCGCCTGTAGCGCCCCTGTGCGCTCGTTCTCCTGCTCAATACGCTTCTTGTCTTCCTCTGGGATGCTTTCCAAAAGCTCGTCTCTTATCGCATCAAGACTCGCCTGATGCTCATCGCCTATGCCATCCTTATTGGTTTTTATGTCTTCTTTTAGCCGTGTGAATGACTCTTGATCCTTAACTATATAAGGAATCCCATCTATTTTGACCTCTATTGTCATGCTATTAGTATCCGCGACCGGTCATGTCTTTTGGGGCAGCAGCTTGTTGTTTCTCTATGCTTTGCATGTAACCCTTGCGCCAAGAGCTTGCTTCTTTGGTGGATTTCAGTGCTTCTTGATTCAGATACGACCTGTCTTCTTCTGTCAAGAAAGGATTGTTTCGCTGCCACTCGTCCTGATAAAACCTTATGGCCGCAGCAACTTCTTCGTCTGACATGTCGCTGGTATATATTTTTCCTTCTTTAGCGTCTCTAAGTAAGTCTTCTTTAAATTTTACTGACAGGTCCGCAATTTTTCTTAAATACCCAAGTTGCTTTCTGAATCCCGGCAAGGATTGGCCTAAATTAGCGGAGGCATCAAGAAACAATCTCATTTCTCTATCTGAGACAGCGCCCTTCGTTTGCCCAACAAGCGCCATCGCAAACCGCGTTCCAAGAGACAGCATAAGTTCTTGGTCGCCAATCGTTTTTGAGTCATCCATCACGCCAAGCTCAGTTAACAGTTTTCTAAATGGAAGCGTGTTTGAAGCAATTATTCCAAAGTTTTCGTCAGTAAGCTGTGCAGCAACAATTAACGCCTGATCAATAGAGTTAAGCTGTCCCGCTGCGGCAGTTCCTTCTTTCGTCCAAGTATCCATCATGCTAGATGCAGCAGCGCCTTCTGCTTTGGCAAATGCGCTGGGAGTTTTAGGCGCCTCCACAGTCACTTGGCTATCAGCCTGACCGGTTACAGTTACATTCCGATCAACACCTAGAGGGTTGTCTTTAGTTTTATTACTACGATAAGCCTCTTGTGTTTTCCTGTCGTAGTCAGGAACCGGCACCTGAATCCTCTTGCCAGTTTTTTTTCCTTCAGCGTCAAGCTCATCCATTTCAAAAGTCAAATACTTCACCGACTTGTTGGCTTGCTTCATTTCTTCGATGATGTATTTGCTGATTCTTTCCTTCGCTGCGTTCTCATCTGTTGTAGCAAGCTTTAAAGCTTCAATGCCAATCGTGCGATCGCGTTCTCGTTTCTCTTTATCTGTTTTTTCTAGCTGCTGATTAAAGGCAGCAAAACCCATACCCAAACCTCTGGCAAAACTTCCGGGTCCGGTAGGTTGGCTTAATAACTGTGCGCCAAGGTTGCTGGCTAAATCAAAAAGATCAGCTCGTCGACTGTCTGGAATAATTGCAGAAAAACGATCTGCGTATTTCTTTTGAGATTTCTCAAAGTCTGGAACAGCAAAAGCTGTTTCCATTCTGTTCATCTTGGCTGCTCTTTCTCGAATATCGAGCGCCCTGTCTAACTGATCAAAACCTAAATCTATTTCTGACATTATGATGGGTACGGGTTAGATTGTGAATAATAAGGGTTAGGATTCATGAAATTACCTAACGCTCCCAATGCGCTCAAACCAACGCCCAGACCTGCCTGTAGAGGACTTGGTGTAGGCTGGAATCCAATATTCGTCTGCATAGCGCCTGTAGGCACTGTCTGGATGAATGGTAACAGGCTTTGATACTGGAGTAGGGGCGCCGTTTGCGCTTGTAAGGCGTTAGCACGGCTCGCCTGAAGCTGTTGTTGAGCTTGCTGCTGTTGCAGGTTGCCTCCCCCAAGAAGCGCCTGTATATCACCAAACCGCTGTGTTTGCCCTTGCCGACCTAATCCTGACAAGGCTCCGCCTAGTCCACCGTAAGCACTTGCGGTTTGTTGTCCGGCTCCTGACAGAGCGCCAGCCAATCCTGTTAACCCGCCCATGCGCTGTTGTCCTAATCCAGAAAGAGCGCTACCAAGTCGTGATTGACCCAGCATCTGCTGCTGTCCTATGTTTCCATACAAGTTACCGAGCTGAGTGTCAGCGCCATAACCACTTCTGGCAAGACCGGCAAGTCCGCTTGCCGCTGATCTTTCCGAAGCTAATTGTCTGCCAAATTCACCAAGACCTGTTCTCTGGGCCTCTGTAAAGCCTCTGGAGCGAATACCGCCTAAAGCTTCTCCTAACCCGCGACCAAGCGCTTCACGCCTCTCAGCAGCGTTTAGACGCGCTCTGGACCCAAACGCGGATTCTCCTCCGGTCGCAATGTCTCTAGCGGTTTGCGCTATATCTGCCCGATCGCCAGCATCCATGACGTCAGAAATCGTCTGCTGGACGACACGGTCTTCATAAGGGTTGTAAAATTGTTCAGTCATAGACGGGTCATAACCGCGAGTGGTTCCCCGCATAATGTCTTCTACGCCGCCCAAATCGTCTCTAAAACGCTCTGTAGCACCCTCAGTAACGCCTAAACCTCTTTCTAGTCCGCCCATAAGGCTACCAATACCCGATCGGTAAGCGGCTTCTGCGTCGCCTAGGAAACTACCTTGCGTGTCCACGCCGGATCTGTATTGGCCTAAAGCGTCCTTTAAATAATTTTGTTGTTCAGCTAAACCTTGACGATACTGCGCTTCCGCATCGGTGAGAAACCGTCCCTCAGATCCAACTCCAGATCTTGCGAGTTGAAATGCATCGAGCTGGTCCTGCGTAAGATCGGCCACTTGTTCTGGGATGACGACAGGATTGCCCTGATCATCAAAAAAAGTTCTTTCTGCTGCCCTCATGGCGCCGGGAATAAAACCACCTTCGCCGTCCAGACCAAATAGTAATTGCTGCGTAACCGGATCCAAACCTCTGGTTACTTGATCAACGGTGGCTGCGTAAGGCATTTCTTGATTATTAAAGTTTAAAGACGCGGTCAAAGATGGGGCCAACCCTCTTTCGATTGCAATTTTTGTTTGCTCATCTACAACTTCACCAGTTTCGTTGTCAATGTATTTGCCGCGATTGTCTACAGATGGACGTCCATCAAGACCTCTATCTGCACTAGACATCATGGGCGAAAACCTATCGTCGACGCCTAGCAATTGCGCTGCATTCGTCATAAAAGAGCCAGTTGGAGCAGCGTTGCCGCCAAAAACACCACCCACTGAATTAGGGCGATTAATGAGTCCTTCTGGAGTTCTTTCTGGCTGACCGCTTACATTCAAAGGCCCGTCAAGAAGTCTTTGTAGAGGGTTGTAGAAACCTAAAGCCATTACGCTACTCCCTCAAATAAATCCATAATCTGATACATGGTGTTTGTTCCAGCCTCCCTTCCCGGCTCGCTAGTAGGCGACAAGGTAACGATACCGTTGTTGTTTGCTACTGAATAAGCCCCAGCTCCTCGAACCGCTCTTCCCGTCATAACGAATTCCCCGTCAGAAAGCATTGCAGGGACGTCGTCGCTCGTTTCGGTTCCCGGCCCATCAATATCACCATTCATTCGCACAAAGTCCTCCATGGCGACTGTACCGCCGTTGGCGTACTCAAGAGGCACAATACCACCCATGTGATACTGTTGTGCATAAGTTGAAGGTACAGCAGGTCTTCTTGGATCGCCGCCTTCCGAGGGCAATGCCCTGCCTCCGCTTAACGCCGGAAACGTGCCGCGAGGTAGCAAGCCAAACTCAACTGGATCAGGCTGCGCCTGACCCATCCTTCTGGCTATCTCTGCCTCAATGTTATATCTGCCTGTGGGACCCATGGTGGTCAACGGCGTCAATGGAACGCCTTTGTCTTTTCTGGTTTCATCCATTGCCAGCTTAGCAAGCGCAAAAGCGGGAAGGCCAGCGCTTAACAAGCCACCGATACCCGGACCTCCACCATCGCCGCCACCCAAACCAAACAAGGTGTTTAATATGCCTCTGTCTGCGGCCTGTTTGCCAAACAAAAACTCCATGGCTTTTGCAACAGTTGACTGAGGTTGACTTCCAGCGCCCGCAGCAGCGGCAGCGGCAGCGGCAGCACCGCTTGTTGGGAATTTAACCCCTTGCTTTCTATAAAATTCAGCTTCTGCTGCGGCGTCAGCCGAAACCGGCAAGCCTCCGCCAGCCGGAGATGCGTCATAAGCTTTCGCTCTCCTTTCTAAATCGTTGTATTCATCTGTCGGCATAAACTCACCGGTTTTCAGGCTTTTGTAGCCAATTGGATTACCCTGAGCGTCGTATTGGGTTTCCATTCCGCCCAGCCTGTTGCGTTCTTGTGCTGCAAGCCGATTGTTTTCCGCAGCCGTGCCGAGCATCATTGTTTGAATCGGTCGCGTGAATTTTTCGATGAAATCTCCAGATCTTCCATCGGGCAAAAGCAATTCCGCCATATCTTCAGTAATAGGCAGACCAGTGTATTTGTTACGAAGGCCGACAGTGTTTCCATCAGCGTCTAAAATTTCTTCGTAGTCTCCCAGCCTCTGGGAAACTGCACCAACATTGCGGATGTTTTCTAAAATGTTTTTGCCGCCAAACGCGCTGTCTTCGCCTCTGAATAAATCAATAATACCGCCAGCGCCAGCTTGACCTGTTTGGGTGACGTCGCGTATTCCACCTAAGCTGTCCAAGATGCTAGGCCCAGTTCTCAATGGACCAGCCACCGTCAACAGGCTAAGGGGATCTGATCTGCCCTTGGCTACGTCATAAACCGTATAAGCTTTGTCAGCTAAGTTCGCCACTGACTGCCATGGACCGGGAACAAAAGAAGCCACCTTGGCAACTTTTCTTAGGGCTTTTTTTATACTGAAGTATTCAGGCAATCCGGTTTGCGGGTTAACTGGACCAAGACCAGCTCCAACAATTCTTTCTTCTGGATCGTAACCCAACGAAGCCAGTTTGCTGTCCAACATGTCAGTGAATACATCGTCATCCAAAACTTCAGGAGGAAGCACTACCTCGCCGGGAGCAACGTGAGCCACCATCGTGTCCATGCCCCTACCTTGAGCAGCCAGTGTTTGAGCTTCTCTAGCCAGTGGCGCATTTGCAGAAGCGTTTGCGTGTTCTAATGCGCTAACTAACGCTTGTCGATCTTCTTCCGGGGTAACCGTCTCTTCAGGTCTTGACGCCATGGGTTGCGGTACTGTAGCTCTTTCTGGGCGAACTCCAGACTCAGGCATTGACGCAATAAGATTTGTGGCCTCTTGCTCGCCTAACAGGTTGTTCAACATTTGGCTCAGCGAAACATTTTCTGTCAACATAATATTAGCTCGTGGTTACCGTTACAGAACCAACAGAGGCTGTCATCGACACGCCTGTCGGATAAGTTTGATGTTCATACAGATTCCTAAACCGTGTGCCATCGAAAGCCTGATGAATGTCATTAGTAGTGTTAAATATTATAGAACCAGTCGAAAACTGCAATGTGTCGATTTCATCGTTTGTAAAGTGCGGAGAGATGTCTGGATCGAAAGCCCCTAGGTTTAGCTCAAGCACTCGAATCAATCTGTTAAAGGTGTCACTAGAGGTGCTTTCTCCTGCCGCCAAAGGTAGACGAGTTTCTAGCAGCTTGCTCATCTTCTACCCGAAGGCTGCACATCAATTCTGGTTTTCCCCAACCTCCATTTAAAATCTTTGTTATTAGCCGCAACAGACACATCGTCATCAGACTCAAACCGCATGACGACCTGTCTTGTTCTAGTCCTGACATCAGCATAGGTTGATGAATTGGTAATCTGATTAGTGCTATCAGTCGTGAGAGATTCTGATGGATAGTTTCTCCGTTTCACCACAATATTCATGGTTGGCGTTTGCGACGTACCGACTGTAGAAACAAAAGCTACATCAGGGATTATCTTTTTAACAAAAGCAAAATTTTGGCCGTCTGCAATGTCTATATCTGCTGACTCGATATACACACTTTGCATCGCGTCCGTGTCGTTGTTAAATCCAGTTTCATGTTCAAAAATACAATAGGATGATGATACTTCACCAGCAGCTATCGGCTT